CCGGGGCGTAGGACGGGGCCACTTGCCGGCCCGTTCGCCACGTGGGCCACCGTCGCGGGCGGGGGCGGAACCGGACCGGACAGCCGAAAGAAACTCTGTCCGGCTTTGCAGCTGTTCCCGGCGGCCTGTTCTGGCCGGATGGGTCGGGAAGTACCTACGCCGCGCTGAAAGAAGTGAAGGAAGCGCGGAGGGGCAGGAGCGCGGAAAGCCCGGTGGAATTGGGATATAGAAGAGGATCTCTCTTCTTTCACTTTCTTCAACACACTCCTTCTTTCCTCCCCGCGCGCGCTTTCTCCATATACAGACGCCCAGGGATGAAAGAAGTGAAAGAAGCGCCTCAGGCCAGCGCATAGGTGACCCTCCTGCGGCCCGCCGTCGGCGTGGTCGCCTGCGTGATCTGCCCGGTCTCGAGCAGGTTGTCGATGACCTCTTGGCGCTCGCGCTGCGTGAACGACTGAGTCCGTCGGCACAGCTCGCTGCGCCCGATCGAGCCCCCGGCGCGGCGGATGATCCGGAGCACGCGCTTCTGCCGGGCGTCGAAGAGCCCCTCGGCCACCCACTCGTGGCAAACGAACAGCATCCGACGCGTCAGGTACTCGCTCAGCCCGCACGCCCAACGCGCCGCGTCCTCGTCGATGACGGGCTGCTCTCGGCACGCCGAGCAGGCGTACACCAGGGCAAGGCGGCACGCCTTCTCCTCGGCCCGGGCCCAGAGCGAGCGCCCCTCCCCGTCCTTGGCCAGCTCCTGGTCCACCGTCGCGGCGAGAGCATCGAAGACCTCTCCGGCCTCCGGCGTCGCGGCGATCACCAACGGCTCGGGGTGCTCGCCCCGCAGGTTGCCGCCTGGCTTGAAGTCGCCCCACCAGCGCGCGGCCTCCAGGATCGGCTCGGGCACGGGCGTCGCCTCGGCTCGCTGGCGCGGCGGCGTGGCGCTGGCCTCGAACACGAGCAGGCGAGCGATGAACCCGTCGCTGAGGCTGTCGGCGGTGAGCGACTCGAAGAAGTGCTCGGGGACTGTCGTGCCGTAGACGCTCACGCACGGCTGGTCCACGACTTTGTTCCGCTTCTTGTCGGCGTAGGCCTTGCCGCGAAAGACGGTGTCGGCGCTCGAGTAGAGCTTCATCAGCGCCGTGAGCACGTTGAACAGGTGCGGCGCCTTCTTGGGGTCGCCGATGGTGCGGAGGAAGCGCCCGAACTCGTCGATCTGGAACAGGATCGCCGGCTGCTCCTCGACGGCGGTGACGAGCCCGGCATCGGACGCCAGGTCCTCGTTGCCCTCGTGCGTGTTCATGCCCGCCTGGAAGAGCGCGTTCTTGTTGACCTTGCGGGCGTGGTCCTTGCCGGCGCCGGACGGGGCGATCCCCACGCAGTAGAGGTTGGTGCGGTTGCCGCGCTCGTCCCGCACCTTGCGGGCGGCGAGCACCGCCTGCAGGCAGATCGCGGCCGACAGCGCGAGCACGGGCTGCGGACGCGTCGCGGTCGCCAGGTTGTACTCGACGACCTGCTCGATCAGACCGGGCACGCGCAGCAGCGCATCCAGGAACGGACCCGGGTCCGGCGGGCGCATTGAAGGCGGACCGACGGAGCCCTGCTCCTCGTCGGGCGCACGTCGCCTGGGCGCGAACCCCGATAGGTCGACGTCGCTCGCCTCGGTCGTCGCGTCGCGCAGCCAGCCGAACTGCTTGTCGTGCGGCTTGCTCCCCGCGTCCTCGACCTTGTGCCGCAGCTCCTTCTCCGACCACGGCGGCTCGCAGCGCGGGTTGTACCGATCAAGCAGCAGGCGCAGCGCCGTCTCGGCGTTGAGACCGAACCCATGCACCATCGCCGTCGCGGCGGCATACGTCGCGTTGTGACCGCCCTGGCCCGAGATCGCCGACGGCATGGCGTCCAGGTACGCCGCGGCCCGGCGCAGGGCGCCGTCGTCCGGGAGCGCCCGCTTGCCACGCGTTGGCCCACGTTCCGCCGTGGGCGGGCCGGCGCGCGGGGCTTGGCCGTGCCTCGCCCGGACGACGGCCTCGGCGAGGGCGGCGACGCACGCGGCCAGGAGCGGGCCCGCCACGCGCGCCGGCTCGGCCTCGAGCACGTCGTACGGCTCGCCCGAGGGATGCACGCTCGGGCCGATGACCGTCTGGGCGCCGGTGGACCGAAGCTCGACGATCATCTCGCGCGTGACCGGATCGCGGTGCTTGGCGGTGGCCACGCCATCACTGACGTACCAGCGGTGCGAGTTCGGCCGGCTCGGGCGGCCCGTGACCGCGGGCGTCGGCGGCAGGTAGTCGTCCGCCAGCTCGACCGCCTCGTCGCAGTCGAGGTCCACGTTGACCAGCCCGCCGCTGGGCTCGCCGAGGAGCAGGCCGATGTTGCCAGTGCAGTTGAAGTGCGCCGGTAGGTCGGGTTCGTCGAGGCGGAGGTTCTGCCAGGCCTTGATGCGCGGCGCCTTCTGCGCCGGCGGGATCGGCACGACGCGATAGCCCCGCGCGGTGTACGCGCGTGCGGCGTCGAGAAGGTTGGTCGGTTCTGCGGCCATCAGCCCAGCCTGGCGTCTTGCGGAGCGACGCGAGACGGCCCGCCGGGCGCCGACCGCCGCGGGATCGTGACGGCCGCCTTCTGGACGACCTCGACCCGGTCCACATCGATCCACAGGCCTTCCGGGCACTTGCCGTTGTCGTCGATGCGCGGCTGGACGAGCACCTGTTCGCAGCCGTTGATGTACGACGTGCGGCCGATCACGACGCCGGTGAATCCGGTCACGATGTCACGCACCCTGTCGCCCATGCTGATCATGGTCCGTTCTCCTTGCGCTTCAGAAGGGAATGTCGTCATCGGGAATGCCCGCGTCCGCGTGCGCGTACTCAGGCAGGTTGTCGGGGTCGTCCAGCCGCGACGGCTTGTCGCCGAGGCGGTGACCGACGACGCGGTCGTACTTCTCGCCGGCCTTGCGCTCGACGGTGATGGCGAGCGTGGGCGCGAGAGCCCCGGCGTTGGCCAGCTCCACGGCGTTCTCCACCGTCCCGGGGTACGGCTCGCGCGAGCGCTCCTGCCACCACTGCGAGGCCTTCTGCCGCGCGTAGCCCGTGTGCTCGAAGCAGACCCACTCTCGGAACCAGGTGTTGAACCCGCATCGGTACTCGACGCGCATCGTCGGCGGGGCATCGGGCGCGTCGCGCTTGTAGTGGACGTGGTACGAGACCTCGCTGACGCGCTCCTCGCGCCGCGAGGTCTGGCCCGAGAGGATGCCCTCGCTGCTGGCCGTCGCCTCGTGCTTCTCGCGGTTCGGCGGCGGGAACTCGTGCCCGCAGTCGGGGCAGATCGAGTACGCCGTGTGGATGACGGCGTGGCACTCCGGGCATTCCTTCGCGGGCGCCTCGCCGTCGCCCGAGCCTGGCTCCTTGATCTTGATCGCGTCCACCGGACCGTGCCTGAGCACGTTGCCGCCGAAGTCCAGCACCAGGCAGTCGGCCTTGCCGGGCGCGAGACGGAAGCCCCGGCCCACCATCTGGTAATAGAGGCCCGGCGACAGCGTCGGCCGCAGCAGCGCGACGCAGTCCACGTTCGGCGCGTCGAAGCCGGTCGTCAGCACGTTCACGTTGGCGAGGTACTTCAGCCCGCCGCGCTTGAACCGGCCGATCAGTTCGTCGCGCTCCCTCGTGGGCGTGCCGCCCTCGACGAACCCGCACGCGGCGCCGTGGCGCTCGCGGATCACGCGGGCGACGTGCTCGCCGTGCCGCACGCCGGCGCAGAAGATCAGGACGCTCTTCCGGTCGGCGGCGTGCTCGACCAGCTCGGCGCACGCGGTCTCGACCAGCGCGTCGGTGTCCATGAGATCCTCGACCTCTCCGGCGACGAACTCACCGCCGCGGACGTGCAGGCCGCTGGTGTCGGCCCTCGCTGTCCCCGCCTTCGTCCGCAATGGGCACAGGAAGCCCTGCACGATCAGCTCGCGGACGCCGACCTCGTAGCAGACCTCATTGAGGATGTTGTCGGGCGAGCAGATGGTGCCGGTCTTCATGCGGAACGGCGTGGCGGTGAGGCCGATCACGCGCGCGTGCGGGTTGACGGCCTTCGCGTCGGCCAGGAACTGGCGGTACATCCCCTCGCCGTCGGGTGGAATGAGATGCGCCTCGTCCACGATGACAAGGTCCACCGGCCCCAGGTCGCAGGCGCGCTGGTAGATGGACTGGATGCCGGCGATCGTGACGGCGTAGTTGAGGTCTTTGCGCTTGAGCCCCGCCGAGTAGATGCCCACGGGCACGTCCGGCGCGATCGCCCGCAGCTTGTCCGCGGCCTGCTCGAGCAGTTCCTTGACGTGCGCCAGAATCACGACCCGCCCGGACCACAGGTTTACTGCGTCGCGGCAGATGGTGGCGATCACCGGCGTCTTGCCCCCGCCGGTGGGGATCACCACGCACGGGTTGTCGTCGCGCTCGCGCAGGTGCTCGTAGACGGCGCTCACCGCCTCATGCTGGTAGGGTCGCAGTTCCATCGAGTTCAGAGATCTCCACGAGCACCCGGCCGCGTTCAACTTCGAGCCGATCGATCTGCGAGTCGTCGCGGTACGCACCGGCATGCGCGAGCGAATCGAGAAGTGCCTTTTGCACGTTGTCGAGATCACGCCGTCGATGATCCGACGGGCACACGGTCACGCGCACACTCAGCCGCCCCGCCATCGGCCGCCCGCGCATCGCCGCGAGGGCGGCGCACACGTCCTTGCGGTAGCGCCGGCCCTCGCGGCTGATGACGTTCCTTGCGCCGACCCGCCTCCAGATGTGGTTCACGCTGGGCGGGTACGGGAGTTCCAGGACGCGGCTATCAGGGGTCAGCGTTTCCACGGGGGCGGGCTCCCCGCGGCGCCGGCCGCCGAGGGACGCGCGGTGGCGGGCGCGCCCTTCCGCTCGTACCCCTTGATGACGTTGGTGATGTCACCAGTGTCCTGCCGCTTCTTGCAGCTGACCTTGATGACCAGGGGGATGTTGTGCAGTTCGACCGAGTCTTTCGGGGCCATGACGCCCACGGCTCGGCAGATCGCCGACAGCTCGGCGCGGGCGATCTTCACCGTCGTCGCGTTGGCGTTCTCCAGGTTGAGCCGCGCCCACACGAGCCGGCCCTTGTGCTCCCCCTCGAGGATCTGGAATGTGAGCTGCAGGTACTTGCCGCCGCCGGCCTTCGTCGGCTTCAACTCCGACTCGGTGATGACGGCGAGGTAGTTGCCGGCGGGGATCGGGTCGAACCCCACGGCGGGGTCGACATCCTGCGCGTTGAATCCATTCAGGTTCGCCATTGCTGGTGCTCCTTCGGTCGGGTGACGTGCGGGATCAGGCGGACGTGCTCGGGGTCTCCTCGGCGGGCGCAGCGGTCTCGTCCGGTGCGTCGGCGAGGGGGTTCTCCCCACGTACGAATGCGGCATAGATGCGATGATCGAGGGGGAACTCGTCGGGCAGCCCGAGGCGGTTCTTGGCGACGTGCGCGGGTCGCTCGGTCGTGCGGATGATCCGTTCGCCCGTGCTGATTCCCTGGTGCTTGGCCTTGTTGAACGCCTCGTCGATCTTGCGGGTGTGCACCTTGTATGTGGCGAAGAGGACCTCGTCGCACCACTCTTGGATCAGCGCCGAGGCCAGCTTGTGCAGGCGCGGCGAGTACCGGTCGTACGGCTCGGTCTCCGGGTTGGCGAACTTCTCGATCTTCGCGTGCGCGATCAGGACGACCGCCATGCCGCGGTCGTTGCGGAGCGCATCCAGGCCCGCGAGCACCTCGCGCCACGGGTCCAGCATGAACTTGTAGCCCTTGGCGTATCCGATCTTCTCGATGTTCGGCACGCCCTCCTTCTCGCAGACCTCGGTCTCGATCAGGCGCTCAAGCCAGTCCAGGCTGTCGATGACGACCGTTCGGTAGTCGTGCTCGCCCGTGTAGAGTTCCGAGAGCGCCGCGAGCACGTGGTCCAGGCGCGTGGCCAACGGGAAGCGATCGCACTCGATGTTGGCCAGGCCGTCCTCGGTCTGGATGAAGATGGGCCGTTCGGCCATCGCGCCGAACGTGGACTTTCCGATGCCGTGAACGCCGTAGAGCATCACGCGCCGGGGCTTGGGGTCGCGACCGCTCTGGATCTGCTGAATCAACGTCATGCGTCCTCCCTGCTCGATGTGGTGGTTCAGGTTCTGGGGTCAGGTCTCGCGGACAAGCTCGTCCCTGCCCGGCCGCACGAGCGGAAGGGCAGAAGGCGGAGGGGTGCTGGTCGCGCTCACCCAGCAGCCTCGCAGGCGCGCTTCGCCGTCGGGGGGCGCTTCGGGACGGGGCCATCGGCGCGGACCACGCCGAACGTGTCGTCCCCGAACTCGTGTGTGCAGAAGCCGATGAAGACGCGGGCCACCGCGCGGCCCGTCTCGGCGCTCGCGTCGATGACGACTACGCGCTCGTCTTTGTCGATCGCGTACCCAACATCGAGGCGCACGGCCGCGTCGCCGTACAGGCATCCGACGGCGAGGATCGCCAGGAGCAGCGTCTCCTCGACGGACTCCATATCGGCGGGGATCTTGAACGCGAGCCGGTACACGGTCCGGCCCGCACGGGCGTTGCCAGTGCTCATGGGTGCTCTCCTTGGGCCATCTACGCGAAGCGATCGAGAAGTGGCGGAGTGGCGGAGTGTCAGAAGTACTCCTCCAGGCCCGCGTCCCGGAAGACCTCGCGGATCCTGGCCACGGCGTCGCGGAGGGTGCTCCGCGGCACGCCCATCTGCCTGGCCGCGGGCGTGATCGCCTCGCGCATGAGTTGGTCGCAGATCTCACGCTGCTTGGGCGTCAGTCTGTCGAGCGCAACCCGCAGGTCCACGCGCAGCTCGATCATGCGTCGCGATCCCTCGCCTGACGACGAGTGATCGACGAGGCGGTCGTCACTCGCGTGGATCGGCTCGGTTGTGGCGCGTCGCTTTTGCGAGTTCCGCTCGCGCAGCAGCGAGACGAGGCGAGTGTTGACGACCTGGTTGATGAACGCCTCGGGCGGGCCGCGGTCGGGGTCGAAGCTCGGCCAGGCCGCGAGCAGCTGCGTGATGACGGCGCTGGCGATGTCCTCTGCGTCGGCGCGGCGGATGACGCCTCGCTCGCGGAGCCTCTTGACCTCGGTGCGGATGATGACGTTGGCGAAGGCGAGATGCTTGGGGTCGATCTTCATCGGATGGTTCTTTCAGGGCGCAGCCACAGCGCCGAGGCGTGAGGCCGCGTTGGGTGCTCATTCGTGGTGGTGTCGTTGCGAGGGGGGTGAGGCCGGTACCGCGCTGGCGGAATGCGCCAAAGCTGCAACGACCAGGCTGCGGCGGCTATCGATCAGGAGGTTGTGCGCATCTGGACCTCGTCCTTTGCCCGTGGAGGCATTGAGTCCAGAAGCGAGGCCCGGCGCGGCTCTTCTGGACAGGACCGGAATGTTGAGGAGGTGCGCCGAGCAGCCTCTCCACGAGGGAAGGGGCTACAACTCGCGTGGCGCGGGCGCCACGCGAAAAGTGGCGCGCGTTACGCCGTCGTCCATTCCACGCCAGGGGGAGGCCTGTAGGAGGGCGTCCTCCCCTTCTGAATGCATGCCGTCAGGTGAGCCGCGAAGGGTTTGTCGAATTCGTCGATCTCCGCGATGACTCGCTTGATCGCCATGAAGAACGACTTCCGGTGGCGTTCGCGGTCATCGTTGAGACGCTTGGGTTTCCCCTTCAGCCCTGCTTCCTTCATCGAGGACAAGAGCTGCCTCTGCTCCTCGCGCAGCTGCGCAGCTTCACCTTCGCGGCTATGACGCTCCGCGTCGGCGATCCGCTGGCCGAACTCCTGGTACTCCGCCCAGATGGCGTGTTTGGCCTTGTCGTCCAGAATCGGGTCGCCGGGATCGAACTGGTATTCCTGCGGCGCCTTCGCCACCTCGAGAACAAGGCTCGCCACCGAGAACTCCCGGCCCGGTGACGAGAGCAATACGTGCAGGTATGACGCCCCCTTGCTGGGCAGCAGCGTGCGGAGCTTCTTGCCCTCGAAGCGGTACTCCCACGCCGCACCGGTGCGACGCAGCACGTACTGCCCCGCGTCGTCCAGATCGTCGCGCTTCTCTGGCGCGGTGCTAACCATGCCTTCGGCAGGGACGCTGAGGTCATGGACCATCTGCAATAGGCTGTTCGCCGGAAGCGTTCGGTTGAGGACGTGTTCGCGGTGCGTGCCCAGCGCGCCAGCGAGCACCTCGCTTACCTCGCGCCCGTGGCGACGATAGAGGTCGAAGATGCGCTTGATGTTGTCGTCCACGGTCCCGGGCAGCTGTCGTGCGACGCGGAAGATGCCCCCAAAATGCTCCTTGAAATCCGCTTGCGACATCTGGCCCACCATGCGCATCGTCTCGACCCAGCAGGCGATGAGGCGGCGGTCTTCATCCATCGGCCGAGGCGACAGCAGTAGGTCGACCTTGTAGCGATCGGCGGGATCAAACGCCTCCGCGCCCGTGCTCAGCACCGCGAAGCGGCGATCAATGCACTGCGTGCATGCCCCGCAGTGGGTCTTCTGCCGAGTCCACGTCCACGAGTGAGTGCAGCTGGTCGATGCCTCGATGAGATTGCCGCACTGGGCGTCCACGATGGAGCGAACTACATCGCTCTTGGTCTTCCAAAGGAATCCGTTCTCAACGGTAAACCGATCACACCGTTTCCGGCCCGCCAACAAGGTGAACAATCGGCTGAAGCCGTTCAGGACGAACGGGTGCGTGGTGCGGGTGGCGCGGCCGCCCACGACGTCGGCGGAGATCGGCAGGTTGATGCTGACGACTCCGTTCTCGTAGAAGCGGATGCCGGGGAGACCTGCCATCTGCGCGACCGCAGCGGCCAGGCTCGCATAGAGGAACGAACGGCTGCGCTGGGTGTACTCCTTGCTCAGGTGCTTCTTCTTGTTGACCCCAACGGTCACATGGAGGGGGGTCGGACCGCTGGCCTTCTCGTCCAGCTGCTTTCTCAGCAGTTGCTGCCGCGGCCGGAACTTCTTCGATGGCTCGTGCGTCAGCAGACAAATCGGATCGCTCCCCCGGACGACTTCTTCAACGGCGCCGGCCAGAGAATCCAGACCGCCCGAGAAGAGAACTACCCGCTTCGGGATGTCCTTGGACGCTCCCTTGGCGAATGGGAAGTACTTCTCAGGCGACGGCGCGTTCTTGTAGTGGTGAAAGCGGAACTCGTACTCGTCATCCGACAGGAAGCTCAACGTCTGGGTGAGTTCATGGGCAACGTCGTTCGAGCGCCATAGATCAAGGCAGCGAACGGGCACATCGAACACGAGGCGCCGGCGCCACTGGTCGTTCATGTCATCGAGCTTGTAGCTGCCACGTTTGACGGCTTGGTCTGCCACATAGACGTAGGTGGCAATCTCAATCAAATCGAGGAAGGCGTCGGGGATGTTGGCGACGAGACTCTTGGTGAGCTCCGCGACGCTGAGCCTCGCATTCCAATGCGATCCGTGTAGGTGTAGACGCAGCGCCTCCCGATCGCCAAGACGGGCATCAGAGATGTGGAGGCCACCGCAGATGATGTGCCGCGAGTTCGTCATCGTTTACAGACCCGCCCGTAGTTCCGAATTGAGCTTCTGAAATGCACCGAACGCGTACTTGCCCGCCTCCTCGCGAGTGAGGCCCTTTCCCGGCCTCTGGACCTGCGAGTACCAATCACCTGAGAACTTCTCCACGATCTTGGCGGCTTCGAATGTATGGGTCCGCAAGGCGTCTCTGTACGCTCCGGCCGCGGCGAGCGTCGGAAACCGATTGCTCGCGCCGGTGACGCTTGCCATCGCCGGACCAAGGAAATAGTTGAGGACGTGGTTGGCGACGCCGCCGATGAACCGGCGCGCGAACCCTGCGAACTGATTCGGGGAGTGGGTCGCGGCGAGTGCCCCCTGAACATCCTCGGGTCTCGCGGTGTCGTAGAGCAGCCCCATGCTCTCTCGCAGGTGGGAGCTGAGCGCCTCCGCGGCGACGGTCTGGGCGATTTCGCCTAGGTCCGTTCGGCCCTTCGTGTTGGGTACTTTGCGATCGATCGACTCGACGACGGCCGCGATCAGCTCGTTCGCTGTCGGCTTCCCTTGAACCATGATCCCCTGCTCTCGGAGCGCCTTCACGAAGTCCTTGGACTTCGCCGCGATCGGAAGCTGCATGAGCGTGTGGACGGTCTCGACCACGGCCTTGTCGTTGGCGGCGAGATTGAAGTGCCGCTCCGCGAGCTGGATCACCGCTTGGGCGATCTGATGCGCCTCGGCACCGCCGGCGAGCAGGGCGACGACCTGCTGATACCTCCGGGTTCTCTTCAGTTGGCCGAGAAGCGTGTGACCCATACCGCCGCCAATCCGTGGCCGGCTGCACCTGGCCCATCACACAAGTGGGGGCTAACAACCGCCATACACCCCTACTGCATGGGTAGGGAATGACGATTCTATAGGGATCAGCCCGAGTTCAGTTAGTCAGGCGTTGAGCTTCGACCAAGCGGCCCGTTGGCGCGCCCAGTCGGCCTGGGCCGCCACCGCCCGAACCTCCCGCTCCGACACCGCCTCCCGGTCCCCCTTCACCCGCGGATGGAACAGGATCGCCTCCTGGATGTCCGGGGCCAGGTTCAAGAGGTTGGTGATCTGGCTCAGCCGGGCGCGGGTGACCTGGCCCATCTCCGCGATCTCGGAGAAATCGGCCACCTCGCCGCACCGGACCAACTCGTCGAAGCGGATCGCCAACGCCATCAGGCGTGAGATCCGCGGCACCCGGGTCGTGCCCACGTCAACGGGCTCGGGCTCCTCGCCCGCGTTGAGCACGCGCATGCCGCTGCGGCCCGTCGTGAAGTGGACCTTGAAGTCGAGGGTGACGCCTTCACTCATGCCGCCACCTCCTCGGGCGCCCGCCGGCCGATTGAACGGAGCCCCAGCGGGTGGAACGTGATCGACACCGACCCCTTCGTCGCGTCGTAGTCCACACGCTGGACCAGCATCCGCATCAGGCGAGCCCGTTCCTTGGGGGACAGGCTGGCCCAGACGCCGTCGAAATCGCCCAGCGCCGCATCGACCTCGTCCTTCGTGATCTCACCCGCGTCGATGTCCTCGATCTGCCCTCGCAGTGCCTTGGCCTGCTCCTCGGCGGCCCGGACCTTCTCGTGGACGTCCGCCAGCCGCGCCGCGGCCTGAGCGCTCGTGGCCGCCTCGCCCGCCGTGCGGGCAAGATCCGCGTTGAGCCGGGCCAGCTCCCGCTCGACGCCGCACAGTTCGCCCTCCGCGGCGACCCGCTGGATCTCCATCTGCTCGCGGCACTTGGCCAGCGTGAGCGAGAGCATCGCCGGGTCCTGTCCGACGCATCGGATCCGATCGACCACGAACGCCTCGATCTGCTCCGCTGGCAGCGACCGGCACGGGCACGCGTCCCAGCCCTGCTTTTGCGCCTTGTAGCAGACGTAGTACCGATACACACGCTTGCCGTTCTTGCAGGTCGTGGTGTGGCCCATCGCCATGCCACACGGGCCGCAGTGGATGAGGCCCTTGAGCAGCGCGCCGTACTTGTTCCGCACGAGCATGCCGCCGCTCCGTCCGTTCGAGCGGAGCAGCTCGTGGACCTTCGTCCACAGTTCGTCGGGAACGATCGCCTCGTGCTCGCCGGGGTACGTCTCCGTCTTGTACCGGACGCGCCCCCGGTAGAGCACGTTGGAGAGGACCTTCAGCACGGTCGCCTTGTCCCACTCGCGCCCGCCGTAGGTCTTGCCCTTACGGGTTTGCACGACCTTGGTCCGCACGCTGCGCCCGTTCAGCTCGCGAGCCACATCCAGGAGAGAGCGCCGCTCCAGGTACATCCGGAAGATCTCGCAGACGAGGTCCCCCTCGCCGCGGTTGACCACGAGCTTCTTCGTGGTCGGGGCCACGTCGTACCCGAGCACAGATCGACCGCCGGACCACTTCCCCTTCCGCCGCGCCGCCGCGATCTTGTCCCGCGTGCGCTCCGAGATGATCTCCCGCTCGAACTGCGCAAACGACAGCAGGATGTTCAGCGTCAGCCGCCCCATCGATTGCGTCGTGTTGAACTGCTGAGTGACCGAGACGAAGGAGATCTTCTTCCGCTCGAAGGTCTCCATCATCCGCGCGAAGTCCATCAGGGAGCGGCTCAGGCGGTCCACCTTGTAGACCACCACGCAGTCCACCTTGCCCGCCTCGATGTCGGCCATCAACCGCTTCACTGCGGGGCGCTCCATGTTCCCGCCGGTGAAGCCGCCGTCGTCGTAACGATCGGGCAAGGCGACCCATCCCTCGCCCTTCTGGCTGGCGATGTAGGCCTCGGCGCTCTCGCGCTGTGCGTCGAGCGTGTTGAACTCCTGCTCGAGCCCCTCCTCCGTGCTCTTGCGTGTATAGATCGCACACCGCACGGCCGGTGCTGCGTTGAGCGGGGTTCGCTTCCTCATGCTCGTACCTCCGATCGCTTCTTGCCGCGGGCCGACGGCAGGCCGAAGAAGCTCACTCCGTTCCAGTGTGCTCCGGTCACCTTCCTGGCGATGGCCGTGAGCGAGCGGTAGACCTCACCGTCGTACTCGAACCCCCGCGGCAGCACCTTCACGACGATCGCCTCGCCCTTGTACTCTCGTCGCACCACGGTTCCCGGCCTCGGAAACGACGCCGACCGACCGCCCTCGAACGCGGCGGTGACCACGGGGCCTGGCCCGGGCTCGGGCGCCTTCGGGGCCGTGAGCCGGATCTCGGCGTCGTCGACCAGTTCGAGCGCCCGACGGCGAGCCCGCTCCGAGAGCCCGCCCTCGCGGAGCGCCTGCATCCGCCAGACGATCCGCTTGATCAGGTACCGCTTGTGGTTGACCCGGGTCGGCTCGCCGAAGACCTCGGCGTAGCGCTGCTTCAGTTGCGGGACTGTCAGCTGCCCCAGAGCCTTGACCGTCGTACCAACGTCATCGTGCATGGGAACTCTCCAGTTCGCGGGCCGTCAATCGCCCCCGTGGGGGTGGACCATCAGGGCGAACCGGTTCGGACAGTTCAAGTCCATCCCGCTCACTTTCTGCCGGCGGCGAAAACTCGCCCATGCGGCGTGCGTCGTCGCGGCGCCGCCGGACACCCGCGGCCAGGAGTTCAGCGATGATGTGCAGCCGCTCGGCCGGCGCGAGGTCATCGCGCTCGACCATGTCGTCGTGGTCGATCGTCATGCGTGCGTCCGTGCGGATGCCCGCGTGATGCGGGCCCGGCGATGGTGCGTTGCGCCCGCCCGCCTCAGCGGGCCGTCAAACACCATCTACGCGAACGGTTCCGATCGTGGCGGAAGTAGGCCGATCGGAACCTCGGCGTCTCGGGGAGGCACGCGGCGGGTTCCAGCCGGGTCCTACCGGACACCGCCAACAATGTCCACTTCGTTCAGCCGCGCGGGCGCGGCATTTGGCCGTAGGCTACCGGTCATGAGCTCTGATCGACCCCAGTCGGTACTGCCGATGAGCGGCCAGATCGTCGGGATGATCGTCAAGGCGCTCCGCCTCAACGATGCCGACATCGGCGGACCCGCCAGCGCGGTTCTCAACGCCACCACCGACAAGACGGCCCAGCGCTATTTCGGTGGCATTCGCGTCGACCACGAGACGGCAGATTCGCTTTGCCGCCAGTTCGGCAAGGCGCTCTTCCACTCCCGACTCCTCGGAGACTTCGAAGGGACCGTGGAAGCGGAAGACGGCCCCATCGGATGGGAGGAGGTGTTCGAGCGCGCCGTTTCGTTCATGGGCATGGCCTGGGACTACGAGTTCTGGCAATCCGCCGCGATGTTCCCGAGAGCTGACAAGCGGCTCGCCACCTTGATCTTCGCTCGGCACGTCATCATCGAGCTGGCACTGCGGCACGCTTGCCTGGTGCTTATGGGAAAGACCGCCGCTCCTGGAGAGGATTGTCCTTGGTGGGCGACCAATAGGGGGCTTGGCACACTCCTGAAGTCGATCAAGGAGGCCTGCTCACCTGCATTGAGCGGCTCCGCCATCGCATCAACCCTCCATGCGGACGACTCCACTGTTGACCGGTGGCTTGGCGGTAAAGAGATACCGAATCTCATACACACGGATGGGCTAGCAAGGCTGTTCGCATCGCGGCTGCTGGATGGGGACGAGGAGCGACTCCTCAGGCAGCTTCGAGGTGCCGTTGGTGTCGCATCGCTTGTGAATGGACTACGGCACATCGTCGGACAGCCTGCCGTCGCTCGATTGGGCGAGATGCACGTTCGTTTCGTCAGATGGACGATCGAGATGGCGGCGGATGACGCCGCCACAGATCCTTGGGCGCTGTCGTTGTTTGCCGGGATCATGGTCGCGGGGACGGCGCATCCGTCCAACGGCCCCGTACTCCTCGAATGGGCGGAGAGGGTGCGCGAGATCCCCTGGATGGATGACATCCTCAAGTCCCATCCAGTCGATCGGGCGACCCGAATAAAGGAGTGCCTTCGCGTTGTCGGCGAAGCGGAGAAGCGGCGAGCCGATCTCGAAGAAGTCATGCCCAATCAAACGCCCGAAGTCCGGGAGATGATCTCCGAGATCGCCGCTTGGCACGCCGTCGCTACCCCCATGCTGACGCCTGAGCAGATAGCCAAGATTCAGTCCGGGGAGCACAAGGTCTATCGGATTCCCGCTCGAAACCCTGCCCACGCGGCTGAGAATCGGATGCAGCAAGCCGACCAGGCGAGTGCGAACAAGGACTTCGATGCGGCCTGTCTGCATGCCGCGCGTGCCGTACATCTTCAACCCGACAGAGCAGACTACCGGTTCTTCTTCGGTTGCTTTCTCTGGCAAGCGCATCGTTGGTCGGAGGCGCATGAACAACTTCAGAAGTCGTGCGAACTTCGGCCTGACTGGGACCGTCCCTTCGTCGAAATTGCGATTGCCTACTTCAATCGAGGCTTGGCGGATAGTGCGCTGCACCATCTCGAGTCGGGCCCGGAAGCGATGCGTGAGTCATCGGCGTGGTATCAGTTCATCCTCGGCAAACTCTACTGGATGCGCAAGGACTATGGGCAGGCCTTGAAATGGCTGGAGTCGTCCACAACGCTGGACCCCAACTCTGGCGACCCGTTTGATCTCGCTGCTGATTCCGCGTTTCGCCTCGGTCAGCACGCGAAGGGAAAGAAGCTCGCCAAGGAGGCGAAACATCGGGGGGCCTTCGAATCCTTCAAGCGGTGGCAGAACGGGGTGTACGGGCCCGCCTGATCTCCCCGAGACCCCTCTTTGTCCAATCTGTGCCGCCGACGGACGGACGATCAGCGGCGACACTGGAGGTGCACATCAACAGCGGGTCGGGTGTTCAGCCTGCGTCGGGCACGAACCCCCGGCCCCATCGCCAGAAAGGGCACAAGATGGGCAAGTCCAGTGGAAGCGGCGGCGGCAAGGGCTCCGGCGGCGGGAACAAGGGCGGCGGCGGGCGTCCGCCAAATGGGCCGAGCACCACCGGCAACAAGTCCGGCGGTGGTCGCGGCAACAACCCGCCCGGGAGGTAGGGCCTAGCACGGCCTCGGCGCTTAACGCGCCGGGGTCGGTTTGCACCAACACGTCGAGTGGGCGTCGGGGCCTAGTACGGGGCGGCGGCTTCGATCTCACTGGCCAGTGCCTTCAGCCGGGTCGCCAACGCCGTGAGGCGACCTTGGCGCTTCAACCACGCGCCTGCCGCGGCGAGGCGTTGAAAACCGACGGACTCCTTGGCTTTCGTGCGCGACTGCTCGCTGTCGTGCGCAGCAAAGTTGCGCAACGCGATCAACTGGTCTAGTGGTTGGCGGTACGCCTGCTTCCGAACGATTGTCAGCAGCCAATGACCATCGCCCAGCAGCTTCTTCATGTCCTTGATGAGCCCGTCCCGACCACGGAAATCGAAATAGCCACCGCCCGTGACGATGTACTCGCACACGGGGTGGGCGAGGTGCACAGGAAATCTGATCCCAAGCGTTCCCGAGAGCACACTGCTGTCGTTATTGATTGCGCCCGCAATCGCATTCAGCATCAGGCCCTCGAATTCACGGAACAACCGAATGATGGCGTATTCGTGAATCCAGGTGACGTCCTGATCCGTTTGATCCTCGCTTGCTCTCGCCGCGAATGCGACAACCTCGTCCACCGTCTCTTGGAAGCTCGCAGCATGGTCCCGAAGGCTCGTCTTCCGCATGACGGAGGATACCGTGGACGTGATCGTCACGGTCTCTCCGTTTCGCGCCGCGTGGATTGGTGCCCACCCGCGACCGTAACCCCGCGTCAAATCGGCGCGGGCGTCAACCGAGAGTCGGAGAGAGTTTGAGAGGATCGACCGAGAGGCCGACCGGAACGGCGGGGGTTCTCACCGCCCGCCCGACGCACTCACCCCAACCGAGAGCGCGGCGATCGGCGGCCAACCGCGATCTGGCCCGGAATCTCCGGGATTCCCGGCGATCGCCCGGGCGGCCGGATTCTGGCCGGGCCGTCAAGCAAAACCGCCACGGATCCCCGTAGCGGCTCAAAGCTCCCCGACCTGGACTCGAACCAGGAACCTAGCGGTTAACAGCCGCTCGCTCTACCATTGAGCTATCGGGGATCGGGTTATGCGGCCTTCGGGCGGGGGTTGTTTCGCTCCAGCGTGCGGGCAGCGG